AGTTATTCTTGAATGAATAAAAGCTATTAAGCACTCTATTTTTATTCTTTTTTCTTGTGTATCTATTAGTTTTGGAAAATTACACATTACTCTCTCTCCTCTCTCTCAACATAAAAATCTAAACTATCGAACCTATCCTGAACAAACTCATCAAAATCCATATGTACATCTATTTCTTTATCTATACTTTCAAAATAAGTTTCATAATCTTCTTGTAACTTATCTTGATTTAAAAAATACCATCTTCTAAATGTTGTCATCTTTTTCTCCTCTTTTTAGATTTACAATTATATTGTATATTATCTTTGTTTTAGTTTAAAATTCTTCTATTTTGTTTATATATCCACAGTAGCAAGAAATATTAAAACAATTTATTGGTTCCGTACTTGTTATAATTTTGCTAATAGAATAGAATTGATTACATTTTACACATCTAAACTCAATATTTAAAGTTGTTGTAAATTTCCAACTTATTGCTTTCATTTCAATCCCTTTTCAATTTCTAAAACCTTATAAACCAAATAAATATTATCCTTAGATTCTATTCCCTTATAGCTTATAAGGCTTTTAATTTTATTACCCTTATTTATCTCTAAATAATAGTTATAAACCACTTCACACGCTTTTAAAGAGTTAATAGGCACATTGTAAGAATCTAATAGTTCTTTATGAAACTTTGGTACTATCCCACATATTCCAATTGCCACATCGTTTTTATGTTTTGCTTTATAATCTAAACTAGACTCCGTAAAAGCTAAAGCAATTATAAGAGGTTTGTTATCTACATTACCGTAAGTCCTTTATAATTTTTTCTAAATACTTATACTCATTAATCTCATTCCAGTTGTTAGTTATCTCTTTATTTAAAGAAACAATCATTAAATAAGAGTTATCTAACTTATCATTAAGCCAATAAACAACCTCTACTGTATCTTTTAAGTCTTTTTCTAATTTAGATAAGTGGTAACTATTTTTTATTGATACTCCAAATTGGATTAGTAGTGTGAATAATAATCCTATGATTAGAATGTCTTTATTTTTCATTTAAAATATCTTTTCTTTCTGATACTGCTTTAATTATTGCTTCATATTGAGATATTAAAGCTTTCTTTTCCATTTCAAAATAATCAAAAGCATACATATGCCCATATTTTGCTTGAAGTTCTGACAATTGTCTTAAATGATTTTCAAAAGCTTTTCCTAACATTTCTAAATTCATAATAGCTCCTTACATCACATCATCAATATCAGCCATTCCAGCTTCAATATCTTTTAATACTTCTAAGTGCTTATTTCTAATACCTAATTTAAACTCAATCTGTTCTATATAGTAAGATTGTTCTATTTTAGCTAGAACTCCATCATCATTTCTTTTTATAGTATCAAGTAAAACTTGCCATTGTTCTTTACTTCTTTCTAAAGTCATATCTATTTTATTTGGGTTCATTCTACGTCCCCCTCTTTTATAAAAGTACCATTTTCATTTAAATAGCCTTTTCTATCTTTAATATCATTATAAGCAACATTCCAACAATTAGTTAAATTTGTATTGTTCATTTTTGCAATATTACAAAGAACTACTAAGCAATCCCCAATATCATCTTCAATATTTCTACCTTTAGCTATATTATCAGCTAATTCACCAGTTTCTGAAATAAGTTTTGCAAATTGTGTAAGTGAATTTGAGTTTTTAATAATTCCTCTATCTTCACTCCATTTTATAGTCAATTCTTCTAATTTTTCTAAGTTGTAGATTACATAATTTTTATCTGTATCTATTAATTTTAAGCATTCGTTTTTCATTATTTTATCTCCTTATTATCTAAAACATCAATTGCAAAATGTGCATAAGCTATTATTTTTTCAAAATCACTAATATCTTGATTTTTAATTCTCCAACAATATTTATCTATATTGAACTTACAACAAGCAATTATTTCTGTTTTAGTCATATTTGCTTTAGCTCTATCAAATGTATCTATACCTATTTGGTATTGAGTTGGTTTATTCATTATCTGCTCCATATTCCCAAAATTCGTGTTTGCTAGCTATTACGCTAACTTGTATCGGATTAGTTATATTTTCATATACTTTGATAACTTTATTGTCTTTGTCTTTGATGATTATTTTCATAATTCCCTCTTTCTAATTTTTTTTAAAATTTCTCTAAACTGACTTATACGATAAATATCAGAATAATTATCATCATCGTAAAACCAAAAAGTAACATTATCTCTATCTTTATCAAAAAGTGTAACCACAATAGCACTTTTATTGTTTATAAACTTATACGCCACCTGAATATTATAATCATCAGTATTAACCTTAATAGCTTTGCAAACTAATCGCTTAGCTATTTCTATTAGTAATTTGTTCATTTCTTTCTCCTCTTTTAACATAATTTACTATTAAAAGTGGAATAAAATCTTTTCACAACTACTAATCCACTTTTAATAATAAACATTAAATTTTAAAATATCTTAAGAGTCAAACTCTTTATATAGTGTAATTATATACAATATATTTTTAAATAAAGCTTAATTTACAAATAAAAAAGAAAGAATTTAGAAATTTATCTAAACCTTTCTTGATATAATTTAATCTTCTTTCTAAATACTTTAATTAATCTTTGTAAGTATTCAACTGTATAGTTGCCACGCTCGTGATTAGCTTCAATTATCTCAACTCTATCTAATCCAATTTTTTTAATTAGATTTTCTCTATATGGAACTAAATTGCCACTTTTGTATGAATTACAAGGCTCACATTGGCGATGTAGATTAAGCAGATTAAATCTTAATTGTTGGTTTCCACCTTGAGGTCTAAAATGACCAGCATTCCATTTTCTACCATCTCCAATATATCCACAACTTATACAAGGCTTATTCTTATCTCTTAATCTAACATAAGCATTTACAACTGTTTGAGCATTAGCTAACCATTTTGACTTATCAGGATATTTCTCAATAAGCTCTTTTTTCTTTTCCATTTTATAAGCTTTTTGAACTTTAGGCTTTTTTGCCCATTCAATGCTACACTCAAAAGAGCAACAACTTTGCATTACTCTCTCGGGTGTGAACATTTTTAAACAGTTTTTACACTTTTTATTTTTCATTTTTAAAAGGGAATTGAATCTGTGTCGTCAATATCTATTTCAGGAATATTGCTTTGTTCATATTCTATCTTAGGCTCTTTTTTTGGTTGAGGTTGCCCTTGATTATCTGCTTTATCTTTTGGAACAAAACTAACACTTGGAAACAATAATTTATTTTCATAAGCTTTTGACCCGTCTTGTTTTTCATAAACATTTGTAACTAATTTTCCAGTAACTATTGCAACGCTTCCATCTTTAAAATATTTATTTAAAAATTGACTTGCTTGTTCCCAAACTTCACCTTTTAAATATAAATTTTCCCATTCACCTTTAGCGTTCTTTTCGCTACATTCTAAAGTAAATTTAGTAACTTCTTTGCCACTTGGCGTAAATTTTGTTTCGAGCTTGTTTAAAGTTCCAACTGCTGTAATTTGAGGTAACATTTTTTAATCCTTATAATTTTTAATTAATCTTTCCCATTCTTCTTGAACAAAACCAAGTTCAATACCCGACCATATACCAACTTGTATACAGAACTCAATATGCTGTATTAAAGCTTTGTTTTCTATATCCTTAGTTGATATTTTTCTATCTTTTTTTTCATCAACGGCATAATCAAGATTTAAGACTTTTAATAATTGTTTTAAATCGTCCATATCTTGATAATCTTCGTATTTCTCAATTGTAAATAATTGATTAGTTCTAGTATCAATAAGATTTTCAAATTGTAGCTTATAAGATTTATTAAACAAATCTGTTAAAACTGCTGAATGAAAAAACCTATTGAATCTTGAACTAATTATCATCTGATAGTTAAACTGCTCGTTTCTACTTCAAAAACTCCATCAATAGAGCCACCAGCTTTTACATAATCTTTAATTTTATTTTTGTCAAGTTCTTCTTTAACTCTTATAAATTCTCTATCAAGTCCAAACATATTTACATTGTCATAATTTAAACTTTTTCTAGTTGTTACACTAAAATTAAATTTATCTGTTTTAATTTTTGTTTGCCCTGAACTTTCAAGAGTTGTTTCAATAAGCTCTTTAATTCTAGTTTGTCTATTCTCTAAAACTTTTGCTTTTTCATTTAATCTTTTTGCTTCATCTTTTAAAGCTTTTTCACTTGTTTCAAGTTCTTTAATTAAATAAGCTGTATTAACTAACTTTTCTGATAAATCCATTTCTAAGTCATTAAATAGTTGAGATAATAAATCTGTATTGTCTATTATCTCTCCAGTTTCTTCATTTACTTCTATTTCTTCACAAAGTTCATATAAACCTTTAAATTGTGATGCAAAATCAAATAATCTCATAACTACTCCTATTTTTTATTAAGCATTTGAATTGCTTGTTGTTGTTGTTCATAACTTAATTGACTAACTGCATCTACTTTAAAATATTTTAAGAAGTCAACTGTATTAACTTTTTTAGTTTTAATTAATTTATTAATTATTTCAATAGCTGTACTTGTTGTATTATCTTGTGCATCAACTTCATTTTCTTCGCTTGTATCATCAAGTAATAATAAACCATTTAATGCTGTTTTTCTTGCATAACTTGAAGTTGCAACAGTTACTTGACTATCGCTCATTCCCTTTTGCGTTAAAGGCTCTCTTGCAATTGCACTAACTGAAATAGTATCAGTTCCATCTGTAATTGTTGCAGTTGATTTAATATAAATTCTATCACTAATAATAGTAACATCATCGTTTAAATAAATTGCTAAACCATCTAACTTACTTTTTACGGCTTCTTGAATATCCTCTAAAGTTCTATAAGAATAATTACCAAAATTGTTTTTTCTTGATTTTTCACACTTAAGTTCTTTTTGAATTTTACCAAGTCTTTCACTTAATTTTAAATCACTCATTCGTATCTCCTCTTTTAAAATACCTAATTATATAAAAATATGTTTTAAATCTTCCTTAATTTCCACCAAATACAATCACAAAATTTTACTTTTGCATAATCTGTAAATAATCCATTATCAAATATTCTTAACTTGCAATAAGTTATATTATCTTTAATTTCTGAATTTATACATTTAGTACAGTCTCTTAATTCTATTTGTTTAGCTTTAGCCATTAATTAAGTCTTAACGATTTAAAAACAGTTCTATAGACTTCATCTTCAGGTATTGAATCACCTTGATTATTTATCCATAGAATAATATCTTTTGTTTCTTCATTATCAAAACCTAAATCAATAAAATATTTTCCATAAGAATATAAAGTTTTATTTCTTTGCCCACTTACATATTTTTCATCATATTTTAAAAGCTTCAATAATCTTTCTGTTCCTAAAATATTTCTAATGTAATCAATCTTTTCTCCATTCCCATATTCTAAATCTTGTTTATTTCCAAAAGCTTCTTTTAACTGTTGCTTTCTTCTTTTTATATCTTCTAAATCTTGCTTATTTCCTTTAGCTCTTTCGTGATAATCTTCCCAGTAAAAATAAGTAAATCCTTCGTGTTGAATAATTTGACTATCACTTGATGGATAATAAAACCTTGAAGCATCTTTGCAAACTGTATCAACAAAAGGAAAGTCTTTATAAACCTCTTCCATCATAAAAGAATATTCATCTTTATCAAGTTCAATAGGTTTATCAGTTGGTAATATAACTCTAAATCTATCGCAAATAATTCCGTTTTTTTCTTTTTGATGTGACTTTGTTGTAGCTATAATATAACTAAATGGCTCAAATATTTGTTTAGCTTGATTTATAGTAATTCCATCATCAACATCAAGAATAATTACATCGCTATAATTTAAGTAATTATCTTTATTTCTATATCCTTTAACGCTTTTACCTTTGTTATTTATTCCATCTTTAAAAAGTCCAGCAGTATAATTAAACTTAGACTTAACTAAATCAGCTAATTTATAAAATGGAACTCTACAACTTTTAAAATTTTCTGTTATATGTTCACTAATTGAAACTGTTACTATTTTATTCATTAAAAAATCCACTTTAAAAAATCATTTTCATCTACAAATTCAGTTATCTCGGGAGCATAATCATTTTTCATTGTTGGAGCTACCTTTAAGGTAATTTCATCAAGTCCATCTGTTAATCTCCAAAGATGCTTTCTAATTCCCCAGTTATCTTTTTTTAATTTAGCAACCCTGAAGCCTTTTGACATTAAATCTTTTATTGTATTTCCATCTTTATCTTTTGGAACATCAAGTTCATATCTTGCTCTTACTCCATCGTGAAATGCTGTTGCACCTCTTGACCCACCATCTTTTGATGCGTGATGAATAATTACAGTTGTAATCTCTGCTTTATTAGCCCAGGTTGCAAATGATTGAATAAAAACCCTTGCTTCGCTATTATCGTTTTCGTTTCCACCGTAGAATGCTAAAAGGGGGTCGAATACTGCTAATTTTACATTTTGTTCTACCAAACTGTCACCAATTTTATTAATCTCTTCATAGTTGGCTTTAAACAATCCTTTTTCTCTTTTTGCTAATTGTGGTGGCTCATCTAATATTAATAGCATATTAGCCATCGTACGAGCTTCTATTAAGCCATCATTTGCTAATTGATTAGTTATCTCTTTAACTTGCCCTTGATGGTCTTCTGTTAGCCATAATGCAACATTATATTTAAAGTTAGTTTCAATAATATATTTTGAAGCCATAATTAAACTTAATCTAGTTTTTCCAGTACCGCCTAATGCACTTAAAAGTGTAACTGCATTTTCAGGAATAGGCAAGTATTTTTCTAAAATAAAATTAGCACCTTTTGCATCAACTTTATCAAGTGGGATTATTTTCATATTAATTCTTCTCCTTGTGCTTTTATATTTCTAGTTGAAATTGTTTTATTAATATACTGTTCCAAGTCTGAATTTAAAAAAGTAACTAAATGCTTAGTAAATGATTTAGTTCCGTTACACTCTTGAACATAATTGTAAACAGCTTTTTTAATATCTTCAATAGACTTTGTTTTTAAAAGTTTCAAATAAGACTTATTGGCTTTTGCTTTATCTCCGATTGGTCTAGTTGTATTATTTCTATACCAATCAAACATACTCTCAAATTCATTTGAGTAACCCTTATTATTTACATTTTCATTTACATTATCATTCTTATTAGCTTCATAGTTGATAGACTTTTGCTTCTGTTTTGCTTCTGTTTTGCTTTCTTCTTGTTTGTGTTTTGGTTTAGTTCCGTTTATATATCGCTTATTATTTGCTTCTAATTGCGGCTTAATTAATTTAAAAATAGTTGCAGAAACACCCGATAAAATAGGCTCTTCGAAGTTTAAACTAAAATTTGCCATAGCTTGATATATTTCTAATTGTTGCATGTCTTCTAAGTCGCTAATTGCTTCATAAAAAGAACGATAAAATATAAAACTATCTCTCATTTAATAACTCCATAAGTAAATCATCTTTCATTTTATTACTAAAAAACATACTATTAAAATCTAATTTATTACTTATAAAATTTTCAATTTCCTTATGATATTCAATAAAGTTATTCAGATTATATTTAAGCCTTATTGAACTAGGAACATTTAAAAAAAAGTTTTCAAAATCAAATTTAATTGTTAATCTATTTAATAAATTGTGAGTTTCTTTATATAATTGAATTAAATATATTTCCATTAATTCCATAAAATCAGAATCATCAATTTTAATAGCTTTAAAATACTCAAACTGTTTTTTATTTTCTGCTATATGTTCAAGTAATCTAATATAAATATTTCTACTTTGTCCTATATATATTAATTCTTTATCTTGATTATAAAGAAAATAAATACCTTGTTTATCTCTAGTCTTTTGTAAATCTTTTAAATTTACCATTACATACTTTCAGGATTATTTATTTAAGGGGAGTATAGAAGTTTCCTACGCTTCATCGCTCAACTAAGCCCTTAACAAAACGATGGAGTGATAGGTGCGTAGGATAACCCTTGCTTCATCGTTTAATTAAAAGCTCTTATTAACATTAATGACCTCTACTAATCTGCAACTTAATAGAGGAACTTTTGGGAATAAACAGCAAGGTTATAACTAACCCTCGATGCTTCAAGAGTCTTACTGTTTATTGACTGAATTATACCAAACAATAAATAAAAGCAAACTTAATCAATTTTAAAATATAATTTTAAATTTAAGCTATATTTAAAAGATATTTGTTTATAATTCGAGTATAGATTAATTAAAAAGGGGATTAGATGGAATTACTAATAGAGAAAGTAGAAAAAAATAGAAAAAATATTAGTATTTTAAGGAATGAAAATGTTGAACTTGAAGATAAAATAAAAAACATTTTAATACAAGAATCAGGAATTAAAGTAAATGATATTTTTGAAACAAGAGGTCAAAAAATATATGTTTCATCAATAAAACTTGATAATTTTTCAAATGATTATAGTTTAAGATTTATAACAAGAAAAATAAAAAAAGATGGGACTTTTGGACTAGCTATTGATAATAGTTATGGATATAGATTAAAAGATTTGTTAGAAATGGAGAAAATATAAATGGCAATGACAATGCTGCAAGATTTAGGTATGCAATACCCTAATGAAAATTCGAAAAATAAAGTTAGGTATGGCATTTTTCAATGTGTATGTGATAAAGAATTTAAAGCACAAGTACAAGATGTTAAAAGAAAACATACTACAAGCTGTGGGTGTTTAAAAAATAAAAGTAAAATAACCCATAGTTTAACTAAGCACAAGTTATACAACATATGGAGAAATATAAAAGATAGATGTACAAATATCAAACATAAATCTTACAAAGATTATGGGGGTAGAGGCATAACAATTTGTGATAGATGGCTCAATGTTGCTAATTTTATTGAAGATATGTACCCTACTTTTCAAGATGGATTAAGTATTGATAGAGTTGATAACAACAAAGGATACTCAAAAGATAATTGTCGTTGGACTACAAATATAATTCAAGCAAGAAATAAAAGAAAATTAATTTCTAGCAATACAAGTGGTTATAGAGGCGTAAGCTGGAGTAAGCAAAGACAAAAATGGATAGTTCAAATAAAAACAGATGAAAATAAATATCTAGGTTTATTTAATACGGCTGAAGAAGGAGCTAAAGCATATGATAAATATGTAATTGATAATAAATTAGAACACACATTAAATTTTAACAATAAAGGATAAATATGAGTAATAGAAAACAAGAAGTAAGTAATCAAACGGTAGCAAAATATTATGGATTGAGTCCTCAGACTTTATCAGACCATAAAAGGTCAAGTAAAGTGGAACTAAACAGAAGAGTTGAAGCATTATACGATGGGTATAAAAAATTTTTAGAAAAACAAAAAGAGGAAAAATGAATGAAAGCATTAGAAATATTAAACAATGGCTTAAATTTTATGAAAGAGGGGATTAGCCACAATCAAAAAATAAAACAAGAGGTAAATCAAGTAATTGAATTATATAATGAAGCAATAGCAGAACTTGAATCATTAGAAAATATAAATTGTGATGGCTGCAAATATTATTTAAGTGATAATGGAAATTATCCGCTAGAGCCTTGTGGTGAATGCAGCAGATGGTATTCAGATAGATGGGAGTCAAAATGAGCTATCAAGATATTTTTTATTTAGGCTGGATAATCAATATAATTAGCTTTTTGTTATTTTGTATATTTATATTATTTGAATTAGCTATTGGAAATAAAGATATTGCTTATACGATTTATAATACTAATCCTATAAAAAGAAGAAAATATATGCTTATTGCATATATGATCATTCCATTTTCATTATTTGGAAGAGTTTTATATATTACTTATGTTTTATTATCAAATAAAAGCATTGAAAAAAAAATGAGATTATTAAGATTGGAGCCAAAATGAAATTAACTAAACTAGGATATTTAATATTATTAGATATTGTTGCTATTGTTGTGACTATATGGTGGCTAATGAGATGAGAAAATTAACAACAAGCGAAACATACTACTATTTTAAAAGTAGATTTAAAAATAAAGATACGATGGTTACAGCTTTTAATATTTTAAAGTTTAATGATAAGAATAATGAATTTTTAAATAAAAAATATGTTGTTCAGTCTGAATATGGTTATTACAATTATGATGATATTATGAAAGTTTTAAAATATGATGAAGAAGTTCAAAATACAATTTGTTACGCTCAGCAGTTATTAGTGGATTTAGAAGTTATATTAAATGAAAATGGTATAGTTGGAGCAGCAACAAAAATATCTAAGATAAGTGGAGTTCCAAGCCAACAAATATCTTATTTAGATATAAGTTATAAAACAGCCTTAAAGTGCATTAAAAATATAGAAGATAAGATTAGAGGATTAAGTCTTGAAGCAATAAGAGATTTAAAATTAGAATATGTAAAAGTTTGTGAGGGTTAAGATGTTAGATATATTAGTGGTTTTAGGCTTAGTAGTTGGAGTATTTATTTTAGGTTATATATTGGAGATTAAAAGATGAAATTAGAAGTCGGAGAGTATTATTTAAGTGCTGGAGGGGAAATAGTAAAGATAGTTCATTATGACAAATATGGATTTAGATTTGAAGACGAAAATATAAACTATTATAAAGAAGATGGTGTTATATATGGAGATTGTAGAGAATTTGATTTAATAGCTCATATACCAAAACAATTACATCTACATATTTTAAATGAAATAAACAGTTATTATACTTATAAAGATTTTAAGGAAGTTGTGAATAGTGTTTGGAGTGATAAATGAAGATAATATTAGAATTCAAGCATAAAGATATAAATGATATTAGGACAGATTGGATAGAAAATACAATTAATGTTTTATTTAATGAAAAAGAAGAACTTGATAAAAATATTACTTTGTATTGGGAAAAGAAAGATATATATGTTCGCAAGATGAAAGCTAAAAATACTTATAAGATTTTATTTGGTGATAGAAAATAAATGGCTAGACAAAAGAGGAGGTAAAGTCTAGCCATAAATGTGTTTTCAATAAAGGAGAAAAGAGAACAAGTAATATTACTATTATTAACCTTTGATTAAGCTAAAAAAGTGTAAAATATATTATCAAAAAAAGAGGAGTTTTAAATGATAAAAACAAATATAAAAATGAGAGTTACACCTGAGCAATCTAGGAGAGTTCAAGAGATTTGTTTTGAGAATGGGATATATTGGCATAGTTTCCATAATAAAGATAAAGTAACTATATTTAGCGATTATTTATATATAGATGACTATATATCACACGATTCATTAAATAATTTTACTTATTTTAAAGAAGCAGAAGAAGAAGAAATAGACGCTGACCTATTTATCAAAACAAATGGAACTTGTGAAGAAACATATCTTACAAAATACACAAGCCAACCAAAAGACCTAGAAAGTGCTTTAAAGAAAATAGAAAATCTACACATAGCTTTAAATAAAAAAAGAGAAAAAAATAAAAATCAAGCTTTGGAAATTACTAAGTTGCTGGAGCAGAAGAAAGATTTGAAAGAGATTAATGATACTCAAAATATCTATATTAAAAACTTAGAAAATAGATTAAATCAATTAAGTTTAAGTGGTGCAAATACAAATGATACTAATAATTATATAGATGAATTGCGTAATAGGTTAAAAGAAAAAGATATAATCATTTCATATTTTGAAAGTAAGTTAAAATGAATGAATTAACAGAAAAAGAAAAAGTAATGGAGTGCATAAAAGCACTTTCAAAAATAGAGGGCTATACGCTTTCTTATGAGGGTATGAAAAGAACTAATGTTTTATATGATAATATTGATTTAATTATGAAATATTTAGAAGAGAAGTTAAAATAACACTATGAAACAATCACTAAACATCTACTATAAACTAAGTGAGATATTAAATTATGATACCTACAAAGTAGCTACTGTATTAGATGTTTACTTGAATTTAAACGATACGGAACATATCTTTAGTAAGTTACAAAGCTTATGTTTAGATGAGTTTGAAGTAGCTTTAAATGAATTAGATAAACTATCAAGTGAAGAGATAATTTTAATGAGTGATGAAAGCCACTTTAAGAGTGAGAGTTCATATATAAATTACTTGATTAGCTTATTAGAGTTAAATAATGTTGAGTTTGTTGCTTTTAAGAAGAAAGAAGTTAAGAGTAAATATATTACAGGGTCGCTTTTCTAATGGCTAAACTTACAGAGCAAGACAAAACAAGATTAGAGCAAGATCTTTTAAGTGGCGGAAAATCAATAAGAGAACTTGCTAAAATATATAAAGTAAGAAGAAGTAAAGAATGAAAGATATTAAGTTTATAGCTAAAGGTATTTAATGGCATATACTGAATCTCAATGGGAAAAGGCAAAAGCATATTACGAAGCTGGAATGAGTTTATCTCAAATAAAAGATAAAACTAATATTGCAAGAAATACTATATCTCAAAGAGCCAAAAGGGAACAATGGGAACACTCAAAGAATAGCGATTATATCGAAGCAAAGATAAAAGTTGAAACTCAAAAGGGAACAATTTTGGAACAGTCTGGAACAGTTGCATTAAATATTGCAGATGATATAGCATTAGACAAAGCAAAATCAATAACATTATTCCAAAATTCAGCATTAAAAAATCAAAAGAAAGCAAACGAATTATTAGAGCTTACAGATGATATGAAAGATATAGAATCACACGCTAGAATTACTAAGACTAATAAAGAAACTGTTTTAGGAAAAGAGATTGATACTATTATTAACAATACAAATGCTCAATTAAATGAAATAGTAGTTGAAATAGTTTAATGATAATTAGATTTGATACAAAACAATTATTAAAAGATAAACAAAGAGAAGTATTTTTAAATGATTCAAGATTTAAGGTTGTATCTGCTGGAAGAAGATTTGGAAAAAGCTACTTATCTACTTACTTAATATTAGCAAAAGCTTTACAAAAAAAAGGTAATTATTTTTTTGTTTCTCCTACATTTCAACAATCAAGACAAATTATATGGGATATTTTAAAAAATAAAACAAGAGATAAATTATCTGCAAAAGTAAATGAATCAAGGCTTGAAATAGAATTAATAAATGGCTCAAAGATATTTTTAAAAGGTGCTGATAGACCTGATACAATGAGAGGGGTTTCATTAAGTGGTGTAGTTCTTGATGAGTTTGGAACAATGAGAAATCCTGAGATGGTATGGTCGGAAGTATTAAGACCAGCATTATCAGACCAATTAGGTTGGGCAATTTTTATATCATCACCAAAAGGTAGAAACTTTTTTTATAATTTATATAATGATGCAAAAACTAATGAAGATTGGAATAGTTGGCAGTTTACTACACTTGATGGTGGATATGTTCCAGAAAAAGAAATTATAACTGCTAAAAATGAAATGGATGAAAGAACCTTTAGGCAAGAATATGAAGCATCTTTTGAAAGCTATGATGGGTTGGTTTGTCCTAATTATGATAGAGATTTAAACCATACAAATGAATATTATAATGAGAACGATACTTTAATATTTGGTGTGGATTTCAATGTTAATAAGATGCCTTGTGCTGTTTTTGTTAAAAGGAGCAAAGAACTACATTTAATAGATTTTTTATATGGTAGTTTCAATACAACTGAATTGATGGAAACAATAAAATATAAATTTCCTAAAAACTATAAAATATTTCATACGGATGCAAGTGGTACAGCTAATAAATCAAGTGCTGGTGGACAAACTGATATAGATATTATTAGAAGATATGGACATACAGTTATGAATTTATCAAGAAATCCAAATATTATAGATAGAGTAAATGCTTTTAATTCTATGGTTAAATCAGTAGATGGAACTAGAAGATTCTTTGCAAATAATAAATTAAAAAAAGTAGTTGAAACATTAGAAAATCATAGTTTTGATGATAATGGGCTACCTAATAAAAAACACGAATATTATGATGATGTATTTGATGCAATAAGTTATGGAGTATTCCCTTATAGTGATATTTCAAGTGCTGGTATTTCAGTATCTAAATTAAAGGGGATTTAATTATATTATAATAAGAATAAAAAAGGATTCAGATATGGCTGGAGTTGAAACACAGCATAAGAATTTTAAAGCTTTTTATGACGATTGGATAACAATGCGTCATGTGTTCGCTGGTGAAAGAACATTAAAAGCAAACTCAAAAAGATATATCGCACCTTTAGATGGTCAAGATGATTCAGATTATAAAGAGTTCATTGCTAGAAGTTGTTTTGAAAACTATGTTAAAGCTACCGCTAAGGGAATGAGTGGACTTATATTTGCTAAAAATCCACAAATGGAATTATCTGCAACAGTTGAAGCATTAAAAGATAATATTGATTTAAGTGGTAATAATATTATCGATTTAGCACAAAGTACGATTAATGAAATTGCAGAAGTCGGTCGAGGTGGTTTATTAGTCGATATGATGAGCTATGACACTACTGGAATGACAGTTGCACAAGTTCAAGCACTTAATCTAAGACCATATATTAAACTTTACACAACAGAAAACATAATCAACTGGGATACAGAATTAATCAACAATCAAAATGAATTATCTTTATTAGT